AAATCTATTTCTTTGGCTTGTTTAGCAGCTTCAATTAATCCTCTAGTATAATCTTGCATTGATTTAACAGCATCATCAACTTTTAAATGTCTGCCTAAAGCTGATATACCTGGTAATTCTGAAATTCCTTTTAATATATTACCTGTTACACCTAATGAATCTTCTACTTTTTGTTGTCTAGTAATAGCTACTCCTATTTGTCTACCAAATATTTCTTCTAGTTTGTTATTTTTTTCTAAGAAGGCATTTATTCTTTCTAGTGAATCTAGTTCTTCTTTAGTAGCTACTTTCTGATTTTTTCTTAATTTTAGATCTTCTTGATTTCTCTTTAAAGACGCAAATTCTTCTTTTGCTTTTTGTTGTAAAGATTTTAATTCTTTAATAGAGTATTCTGATATTCCACTTTGATAGTCTAATAATTTTGAAGTTATACTAGATAGTTCTCTAGTACTACTTTTTATCATATTAACACTATTTCTACCTTTAGTCATTTCTCCTATTATACTCTGGAATGATTTTAAGGTATATTTTAAATCAGCATTTAAAGAATCAACTCTATCATTTATAATTTCTAGTAAATCTTCAGCTCTTTGAAGATTAGTACCTAAATCAGCTGTATTATTAGCCGCAGCCTTTAAAGCGTCTACTGCTGGTTGAAGACTCTTCCCAGTTGAACCTAAAGAGTTCAATTGTTTTTCAATTTCCGCTATTTTCTTTGCTAAATCTTGTAAAGTAGCCATTAAATATATTTATCATAAATATTGAAGGCGTCAATTCTTTGACGCCTTCTTGTAATTAATACTTTGGGATGTTTTTTCCTGGTTTGCCTTTAAAATGTGAAGGTAATTCTACTTTACCTGATTTTATTTCTTGAGACTGAGTGGCTAAATCGTTTTTATCTTTTTCATAAAATACTTTTAATTTATGAAAAGTAAATTTACGAAGCCAAATAGGCATATTATAGACTACATCCCAACTATATGCTCCTTGTCCGTGAAATATTATTTCATGGATTTGGGTAAATAAGTTCATTCTAATTTGAGGAGCTATTTCAAGCGTCAGGCCAAAAAAAGTTTAAATTAATTGGAATGACAGCCTCCTCTCCGTCGTTTGTTGTAAATTTCATATCTACATCTGGTTGGATATTTTTGATATGTTCTCTTAACGCTCTAGAGTCTCTAGCTAATAAACTATGATCAACAAATTCTCTAATAGTTTTTACATCTTTCTCTCCATTTATAGAAGTTATCATGTATTTTAAACGAGTAGATAGTTCTGGTGATAGGTTTTTATTTATTTTCTTTAAACCTTCTAGTTCAGTATTTATTTTCTTTTCATCACCATGAGTTAAGATTTTAAATGTAATAACTACTCCAGATGTTGGTAATGTAAAAGCAAATTCGTTTACTCCTTTGGTGATTAAAGATTCATCAAATGGTTTATTATCTACTGTAGATAAGTCTATAGTATATTCTTCACCTAGATAATTAAATGTGTAATCTTTACCATAACCTAACACTCTAGCTGCTACCATTATGGCATTTTTATCACCTATAATTAATTCATCATAGTTGATTTTAGAAACAATCATAGATTTCATTAATTCATCTAATACTGTTCCTTTTTGTATTAAAGATTGATTTGTAAGAATATCCTCTTCACGTGCAGTCATGTATTTCATTTCTATTTTACCACTGGCTAGAGGACTTGACTCAGAATAGACTAAACCTTTTGAAGGTAATTCAATAACTTCCGTAGGGATGTTTAATTTGTTTTCCATAGATTATTTTAATAACTTAATTTATTATACATATTCGATTTTTAAAAAAGAAAAAAGAAAGCTCGATAAATTCGAGCTTTTTCTTTTTATAATTTTTTTAGTAATTTAATACACAGTAATCCATTCCAAGAGTCATAGTAATATTTTGAGCAGCGCTTTCATTATCCCAGCTATATTCACCAAAGTTAGATGCTTTGATAAATGCCCCTTTGATAATCCATTCACTTACTATATCACCCACAGGACCTACAATATCTATTACGACATCTTTTTTATAGAAGTCTGAATATCCATCTCTACCTGTTACTGATTCGTGATGTAAACGTACCCATTCCATTACTGCCTGTGCTCCTGATGGAGTAATAGGATCAAATAATGTTAATGTTAAATCACCCCATTTTGATTTACCTTTTACTTTACGGTAAACATTGATGTGGTTTAATACAACTTCATCTGCTGTATAATCAACTCCTGATACTCCCTTAATTATATAACTTGGGATACCATCAACATACATGATAAATCTGTTTTGTTGTTTTGGTTCAAAAGCTGTAAAAAATATTTCGTTTGCGTCTAATATTGCCATTTTATTTATTTTTATTATAAATATTTATTTTTTAAATTTTTACACCGGGAAAGTTGCTCCAGTTGGTGTAATGTTGAAATCTAAATAAATAAATTCAGCAGTTTTAGTTGGTTGTAAATAAATTTGACCTACTAACTGATTTCTATCTATTACATCAGGTGTATTGTTTGTATCATCCATTATTACTCTGAACGCGTATAAACCTTGTTTTTGTTGTACTGATTCTAAGTATGGATTTACTTGACTTAAGAAATTATTTCTTGTTGCATTGGTATTTTGTTCAAATACTAAGTTATTCGCAACTTGAGAAATATAAGATTTAAGTTCAATTAATAATCTTCTAACACTTACTCTATCTAACGCACTTGCTCTAGTTTGTAATGTTTTCTGACCATATACTACTGTACCAATTCCTGGGAATGTTGCTATTGGATTTACTTTTCCATTGTATAAAGTATCACGAGAAGATTGTGGTAATTTTTGTTCTGCTCTGATTACTTTACTTAGTCCTCCTCTGTTTATACCTGCTGGGGCAAACCATGGTTCTGCTACTTTATCATTATAAGCATAAACACCTGCAATTACTGTTGAAGCAGGAACCCAAACATTTTTACCAGTTCCTGGGTCTTTAATTTGAACCCAAGGCCAATAAGTTGCTGCATATGACGTATCTAAAGATGCGGCTTGTGCTACTACATTTGTTACTGTATCAGCATAATCTACTAAATCTACTACAAATATATTATCTCCTCTATTTTGAGTATTTGAAATAATATTATTAGTTTGTGAAGCATGTAATTCACTAAATAAACCAGGTGTGAATAATGCATTAAATCTATAATCATCTTGGTTAGATAATAAAGCAATCATATTATTATAATTTACTCCTTCTAAACCTTGAGTATTATTTGCTGTTACTTCATTATAGAAATTAGCTCCTCCTTTTATAGTTCCTACAGCTCCAGTAAATGAACCACTTGCTGCTACTGGAATAGAACCAGTATATTGTGGTTTTGGATTTCCTGCATTATCAAAATAATTAGGAGTTGAATATAATATTGATTTAACTCTTACATATTTTGAAGCATTTGGGAATGAACCCGATACTTCAATTTGATTATTAGTTGAATTATAATTATATTTATAATCTCCGATTACTTTAGATATATAATTAGGTGAATAAGGATCTAATGATAAGTTAGTCCATGTTTCTAATACAGTAGGATTACTTGTGATATCATTACCTTGTCTAATTAATAAACCAAAAGTACCTGAAGAAGTATTTGGGTTTATAATTTGCCAACGAATGTTATTTGAGCTACCTGATACTAAAGCCCCTTGTGAATCTAATGAACTTGAACTGTTCATTATTGTTCCTTCAGAAATAGTTTCTAGTATAAAAGTGTTAGAAGGGGTACTTGCTGTCCCACCAGATAGTGTTGCAGCTAAGGTCATAGATGATGTAGGAGTTCCTATATATCCTTGAGTAAATAACTCAGATCCATTAACTGCTACTCCTGGTATTGAACCTGATAAGTATAAAGTATCTACACTCCAACTAGCTTGTACTAGAGCACTAGTGTCAAAACTAGTATCATTAATAGCTGCTGCTAAAGCTGTTCCCCAAGTATTTAAGTTATAGTTAGCACCTGCATTGAAATAATAGTAATCTAATGCACTATTTATTGATTGGAAATTAGATCCAGCAAAGAAATAATCATTATCTCCTATTTCTAATACTATAGCTCTATAAGAACCAGTTTCATTTGCATTACTAAATTGAAAAGATGCTGTTGCATAATTACCAGTTACAGAAGCAATGTTATTATTGATATCAGTACTTGTCGCTGGTGTGTAAGAACCGCTTACTACTCTTGATACTAATAAAGTTTCACCTCCATTAGAAAAATAATTATAAGCTGCTATTGATGTAAAATAAGAATATGTATCACTACCACTTGATAGGACATCTCCAAATTTGTTGATAAACTCGCTATAAGAAGTAACTACAGTAGGAATTTCAACAGGTCCTTTTACTGTTGGACCTATAATAGCTGCACCTACAGTTACTGGTTGTTGGCTAACAAATGAAGAATCATTTTCTCTTGGTAATACACCAGGTGATATTAAACTTTCTGCCATGTTTTAAATTGATTTATATTTTGTTTATAAATATTTTGAGGATATTCAAAAACTCAATTATTTGTGAATTCTCCTTTTTCCAAATCAATAGAACCATCCCCATATTTTTGTTGTAATTGGGTCCCTATTTGTTCTTCTTGTTTTAGTAAATTGGATAATTCACTTATTAATGATTGTTTTTGAATTTCATATTGCATTTCTAAAAACCCAAATTTTTCAGTTAATTGAATTCTTTGTTGTTGAATTTCTTTTAAACTATTAATTTCTTCTTGTGTTAAAACTTTTGTTTCCATTTTTTATTTATGATAAAGATGATGATCTCCATTGACCACCAATATAAGTATATATATAATAATTTCCTCCATTTACTCCAGGTACCATTTCTCCTTCTATTCCAGCCCATGCAGGTACTGTACTTTGAGTAGCTACTACAATTGAAGAACTATGTGTTACTTTAAAAGCATCTTTTCTACTAGAAGTATTTAATCCTCCTCCAACTATAAATAAACTAGTAGTATCACCATGAATATTATATTTCCCTGTTACATGTTGAAAAGAACCTGATGCTATTGTATTATTACCCTCAGCATGTGAATAATTTCCTATAGTTATAGTACTAAATCCTTCAGCATGTGATGAATTACCGTATGTTATACTATTATAACCCTCGGCATGTGAATAAGCTCCTGAGGTTACAGTATTAAACCCTTCAGCATGTGAAAAATCCCCAACAGTAACATTAGAATCTCCATTCATTAATGAACCAGTTATATCTGCATTACCTTGATATGTTCCGTCCCATTCTGATGTAACTCCAGTAAGTCCGCTTCCATCACCTACAAATAATGAAGCCGTAATTATAGTATTAGATGCATCTATAGATGAACCTGTAACTTGTATTATTGAACCCGATAAAGTTGAAGCTAAATATGTAAGGTTACCATCCATTTCTGGAGTTGTAAGTTTTGAACCTTTAACTGATCTTAAAATTAATGCCATGTATGTTTATTTATAAATATTTAAATTTAATCTAAAATAAATGATCGTGGAATTGTTCTTCCTAATGACCAGTTAATAGTATCTATTAGAGAACTACTAGGTGATAATACTGTTCTACCTCTACTACTATCTATTCTAATTGGATTTACATAATCTGTTGTACTTATAGATGATGTTTGAAAAGTAAGATAAGCTCTATTAATGAGATTATCTGAAGTAAGTGTGTATGTTACACTAGGAGTTGTTGAAAAATTTAAATTGTCTCTTATTATAAAATCAGTAGCATCATCATCAAAAGTTATTATACGACTAGCAGCAGGTAATGTTCCTATAAAACTAGATACGTTAAACCCTCCAGCACCCGCAAATGTTGTATTTACACCTTGTATTGTTAAAGCATCATTAACTGTTAATTCTGAGTTTAAAGTATGAGTAGCAGATGTTGGTATTGTTATATCATACCATGACATACCATTTGTGTTAAAACTTGTTGCTGCTGGTAGTATTAAATTAGAAAGAAACGTTGTAGTATCTATTATACCACTTGTATAAGTTATTGTCCCACCTTGATATCTAAAACTACCTGATATTCCAAAAGTATTAATTCCATTATTAAATACAAGATTATTTCTGAAGGTCCCAGTTGTCACAGCTGGATTCATAGACATTGTTCCTGGGCCTGTAGTTACAAATGTAGCTGTACCTAATATATTTTGTGTTGTAAGAGTTGGAAGAGATATATTTCTTCCAAAGTAAATATTTGAGCCATTAATATTAACATTAGAGTTTAAAGATGAAGTATATATAAAATCTCCGGTAAATGTATGGTCATCACTAAAAGATACTCCTACTCCGTTTATTTGACTAGGAACTCCCACATGCATATTGTCCCATAGTACACCAGAACAACTTATTATTGTGAGATTATCAGCTGTCCCAAAAGTTAATGTTGAACCAGAGGTAATTACACTTCCTGTTATATATTGTAATGTAGACGAATTATTTGAACCCCCATAACCTACAGAACCAGTTATAATTAAACTCCCAGAGCATGCTATATCTATATTCATCCCTACACCAACTCGAGAAGTTATTATTTTTGTATTTAATCCTGTATCTCTCCAAATTCCTGTTGTTGGAGATTGAAATATTAGTTTTGATGTTCCTTCTAATCTTCTTGTTCCATGATCTAAAATATTGTTTAAATATATAGACTCACTATTAATATAAACATAAGCATTTAAATTTGATACTGCTCCACTTTGATCTCTGGTAGACAATGTGCCTACAACACATATAGGAGTAGATAGTGACCATATGGGAACACCATTTGAAGTTGTTCTAAATTGTATATTATTAAAATTAATACCACTATTACTTGAAGTTGTAGCTAACGGATTAGAACTACCACTAGTACTGAGTGTATAGATACTATTAGCAGTTCCACGAGTATTATAAGTCCCAGTACAATTAATAGTACCAGAAAGATATGTTAGGTTACTAGCATGAGCTACTGTGCCTATATTTAAAGTACTTGGTCCTGTGTCTATGTCTACAGGCATAAAAAGAGCATGATTGGTGGTATTAGGATTACTCCATGTACCCGGACCATTGAATATTAACTTAGGGCCAATTGAAACTATATCATCATTGTTATCACAGTTATCAATAAAAGAACCACTTAATATTATATTAAAAGGTCCACCTGTACCATCTGAATAAATGTTTAGGTCAGAAGCAGCAGCTGTATTACTATGTAATGTTAATGTTCCACTAACTACTAGATCACTACCACTTATTATTAAACGAGAATTGGCAACAGTATATTGAGTATTTAACCCTAAAGTATTGGGCCAATGTTTTCCATTTGGAATAAACTCAAACCATGTATTTGTACGAGTTTGTAAAGTCCCACTACCTACAACAGACATACCTGATCCTAATATAACAGATCCTGTTATGTTAGCTGCGTTTGCTCCTACAGTAAGTGTATTACTCATAGTAACAGCTCCAGTATACGCTCTAAAATCTATTCTTCGACAAGCTGAGGCTACGTTTATATTAACATTTTTATTAACTGCTAAATTTGAATTAGCATCAAAAAATACATCATCAGCTACTGTAGGAAAGGAGACTCCACTTCCACCACCTGATGTAGCAGACCAATTTCCTGTATTATTCCAATTTTGGTTTGTAACCCCAACCCAATATCTATCAGCCATAACTTAATTATACGTTAATATTTGGTAAAATTTGATCTATTAAATTTTGAGCTATAATTTTTGCTTTCTCAGACTCACCTCTTTTAATAATATTTTGCTCTACTTCTAGTTCTGTTTTTGGTCTAAAATGATATATACTCACTATTATTGAGTCATTAATTTCAACATCAAAATCATATTGTACCTGTGTAACTAGATTATCTTCATATCTAAATTTATCTAATATTGTAATTTGTGTAGCCATAATTATAAAGTTCTTGTTGTATTTAATTGAAATGTAATAAATGAAGCATTTGAGGCAGAAGCTAGATTCCATCCTATTATATCTCCTGCTAATCCACCTGATATCCAACTAGTAATGTTTGAACTAGTAGTAAATGTGTTTGGTGAAGAGGCTGATGGGAAATTTCCACCGCATATAGTATTAGCAACTGTCGGTACTGTATTATTTGCTTTCCAAACATCAAATGTTATACTACCTGCGGGTACTGCTATAATTGACCATGAATTAATTATAAAGTTAAATGGCACACGAATGTATCCTTTTGAACCTGTAGTTACTGTACCTCCTAATCCATCTAATGTTAGTACAATAGAAGAGGTTGATTCAATAACACCACCTCCTCCTGGTGCCCAAGATGCCGATAATGCTTGGGTTGCGTATGATGATGAGGTAGCATAAGATGCAGAAGTCACAGTTAATGTAGAAATATTAACATTAAAAGTACTTCCATTTCCTTTAGTAAATACAATATTTGGATTTGAAAAGGATGCAGTTGTTAATAATGAACCAGTATCAGTTGGTGCACTACCACTTCCACCACCTCCATTTAAGGCATACGAGGCTGTAACTGCATAAGATGCAGAAACAGCCATAGATGCACTAACAGCTTCTTTAGATAATATTGAGTATTGACTCTGTCTATTCATATTTTTTATTCCCAGTACCCACCAAAACTTATTATAAATGTTACAACTCCACCTGAAGTTACAGTACCTAAGTTTTTAGCTACAATCTGAATAAATTCCCCAGGTTGTACTAAAATAGGAGTTTCAAAACTTAAATCTATATCACCTCCTAAAACACCTACTGCCGAAGTTGCAGGGATTGATTGTAAACCTAAAGGCATACGTCTTGGAGCTTTTGAAGTAGCTGTTTCTGTTGTTGCTAATGAAACTGCAGTATGACCATAAGCTAATGATAAAGCATATACTACTGGTCCACCAGTTAAAGCTGTTGTAACTACTGAGTTAATTGTTACCCTTGTTATATATAATGATTTACCAGGAAGTGCTGCTGTACCTGCTGGGACTTGATAAGATGAAACTATACCATCTGTACCTGCTGTAAGAGTAGGTTGAACAGAAAATTGTCCTCCTAAACCAGAACCTGCCGCTGCTGTTGTATTTGTAAGAGCTACCCCCGCACCTGCTGCTAACGAGTTAGTATATAAGGCTGTTGTACCTAAAGTTCCACCTGTTTGACCTTGTGAAGAATGGGCTCCAGCTCCTGCTACAATATGTGTCCATGGCTTACCAGTGCTTTGATCAGCCATAGTAACGTTTACCATTGAAACTTTCATTACTTGAGCTGTTGATGTAGCTGTTGAATTATAATTTCTAAAAGATAATGGTAAGTTTTGAGAACTTGTTAATGTCCCTTGTCCTGCCGGAGCCTCTATTGTAGCAACTAAAATATTATCAATCCAGAAGAAAGCCTTATTAGACATGATATAAACTAGAAATGATTTGGTATGGTTAACACCAACTAAAGCGTCAAAATCAAGAGTACCTGATTGCGTTTCAGTACCATTATTATTAGTTACACATCTAAATTCACCAGCAGCATTTATTCTGAAAAATACACCGTCTGTTGGTGCTGCAGTACCTGTAGAAATAAAGGCACCCCATTCACAAACGTTACCAATTACTGGTGTTTGAGTAAAGTTAATTTCAGATTCAAAATATGTTGTATATGATTTATAGCAAGGAAAATATCTATAGGTTTGTAACCTTGCTACAGCATTTATAGCTACAGAAGAAGCAGCGTTTAAATTGGCAAAACCACCTGCTACTGTTAAAGTCATAGTAGTAACTGGAGAAGTCCATAATCCTGTGTTTAAAGCAGCTCCAGGAAACAATTCATTAAAGGCCATAT